GTCTGGGATTCGAAATTCAAATTCTTTTGTGACTCTCAATATATATCGTGCCAACGAATCAATTATGGGGCACCCTGTGTACTGATACAAATAACTATATCCTTTACACTTCAGCAATCCCATTAATTTTGACGTTTTCGCATTCCTATATTCACGAGTCGTCCAACCAGCATTGATCAGAACTTCTATAGGGTCGGTTATATTTATTAAATCTTCCGGATCCATTACCATTCCACAAAAGGATCCCAAAGTTACACCTGGATAATCAACTATTTTAATATCTAGTCCTAATTTATTAAAATACTCAGGTGTCGGTTTGGGGCCGAAGCCACTGAAAAGGCCGTCATCGCCATCCACTTTACCTTTTACCGATTGGCATTTCATTTTATAAGCAACAAACAAAAAGGCCATTAAATTGGTAAAGCTATTCCCCAAAGATGTAACCATTTCCCCAGACATTCTTTTAGCTATCAAACGCAGGGAAAATCTTCTAAAATGGCACATGTTGACTCCAGGTAACACCTTCTTAATTACCTTTATAAAATCCTTATCACTCAACAACTGCACCATATAGGCATATAATTCTATTTCACAAGCCATCATGAGAGGTTTTGTAAAACTAGCCTCAAATGATGTAAAATCCGTCCCAACCACCCATGCTCCATCTTGGTCTACATCTTCCAAAAGAACCCTGGGACGTTCATCCACGGGGACATTTTTAACAAACCAGGGAAGATGAGACACGGCTTCTTCAATGCATCGTACAATAGGGCCGATGTAGATTTTAAACACATCTGATCTTGAGTTAATAACCCTAGGGTACTTGAAACATGGGTAAGACTCGTCTTTAACAAAACTTGACATGGCAACCGTGCGTGGACGAACACTAAAAAGATTAGGCCAGTCATGAGAAACTTCATCATATAACTTTTGAAGCTGTTGTTTGCGGGCGATGGTGTAATTAGTTTTGTTAAGCCAAGTGCCGATAGAACAATCAACACTAGGATCGAGAGGAAGAAGGTTTTGGCGCAGAAAACTACGCACAAAAGTGCGAAATTCTGAGACAAGTCCAGGTTCAGGAACAGCGATGCTTTGACGGCCAAGACGATATACTGCACCGTCGAAAGCGGAAGAACAGTCAGCTGTGTCAGGAACACAAGGGGCGACACCATCAAAATGACACCCAAGTGATACACGCATGACAGGACGGGATATATTCGATTCCATATCCATACGGACCACTCTAAGGTTGGGATCAACGGGAGGCCAAACAGGGAGCATAACTTCTGAACTCCTGTAGCCAACCAACCATAACCGCCCGGTAGTCCGGGCATCTCGCCTAAAAAATTCATTATGTATTTATCAAATCTATTAACACAATACAAATTACGGCTAAATATGGCAGTGTCATATTTCATGTTATTTCTACCCAACATGCTATGATATGCATCATAATTAACTGTGGCGGTTATGGCACATGCGTTTTTAATACGATTAAAAACGATTTCTTCGTCCACTTCAGTTGTAAATGTCGGTATATTAGTTACTTGAGCTGCTAATTCCCTCGACACATACAAATGACCTAATCGGCTCCACATACTGAGAGGAATTCTACGTAATCCAAACAACCAAAATTGAATTACTCTCCTACAATCAAAAGCATATACAGCCAAATTAGGATTGACATGGTACATTACCGATGTCAATTGATTGTCAGCACGCCCATCTCCTTTGGGTCCTTTTAACAATCCTGCCACCTCCATCCGATATTCCAACGGAAACCAAGCTCTCATTTGCTCAACCCAATTATAAGAATCCAACAAATGCATATTGTTATGTTCTAAAATCTGTTCCATATCCCCGGAATCAGATTGGGCATCATCTCCGTCTGGACCAACTGATGGTCCTATATGAATCGGAGGAATTATTGGCCCATTTTGCATTTGTATTTGGGACTGAACTTGGAATACAGGGGGTGGTGGTGCTGGCAATCCAATCGGTGGATTTTGTATCTTTCGCATTTCTGGAATATCACCACCGACAGGTATTGGATTACTTTTAACAGTAGCCATTTGTTCCTTCAATCTTAAGTCCAATGGTGGCGCTTCTCGCATCTCCACCATATTCTGAACTGGAACAAAAACATCTACGACTTTATCTTGTTTAATAAAATCACCTACAGTTTGGGCCTCATAGTTCCTAGACCATCCAACCATAGGTAAATCCAATACCCAATATCGAAACACGGCGGCAACCTCATCTTCACCATGTTTCTTACTGAACACACCATTACGATATAAAAATTTTTCAATTATATCATATTTTTCTGCTGGTCTTTTTGCAGCAATTATTTTCTTCTGCAAATCACATATCCAATACAGTGGTATTTCAGTCTCCGCCCAAACATCTAAACGAATCAATCTTTCCAACCACGGTAAAGTGACTCGTTTTCCTGCTTCTGTTGTTCTCATAATATTGTAAGAATAACTATCTCTTACAATTGGGGGAATATCCATTTGGGATGAATGAGAACAATCTTCCACCTGTATTTTATTTTTGTTTTCATTTTTCTTAGGTGGTAGATTTTTGGGGGCCATAACTTCAGAACGATTCATTTTCTTCTTGGCATTTTCGTTCTTTAGTCGCATCCGTTTGTCGTCA